CTTCAAACTTAGGAGACCACGTCGGCACAGCAATGGGCGACGCAAGAAAGTCTGTAACAGGACTAAACAACAACTACGGTAACAGCACAGACTTTGCTAAATCTGCTGGATTAATTTTCCAGAAAGAAGCAGCAGCAGTTGTTGAAGCTATTGGACCACAGGTTCAGGTAACTTCAGGCGACGTTAGCGTGGTTTATCAAGGTGACGTAATCCTTGGAAGACTAGCTATGGGAGCAGATTTCCTTAACCCAGCAGCAGCCGTTGAACTATACGTTGGAGCAACAGCACCAACAGCGTTCGGTACTTCATACCCAGAGAACGGTTAATTTATTCTTTATACGGGAGCTTCGGCTCCCTTTTTTTTATGGCTATTCAAATAAGCACCGATACCGAACTATCCGCAGTGAACTCTATCTTGGGTAGCATTGGACAATCACCAATTACATCTCTAACAGAATCTGGAGGGATAGATCCTCTTAATAACCCAGAGATATCATTTATTAAAAATTTACTAGACGAAGTAAGTAAAGATGTACAGACAACTGGTTGGCATTTTAATACACAGAACAAAATAAAAATAGAACCTGATTCAAATGGCAATTTTATAGTTCCTGCTAATGCAATATTGTTTGATATTAGTAGTGGACAAATAGATCGCTTCAGAGATGTTGTAAGAAAAGATGGAAAATTATTCGATTTAGTTCAGAACACAGATGTATTTACTCAAGGATTTTATTTTGACATCATATCCCTTTATCAGTTTGTTGATGTTCCTCCTGCTATTCAAAGATACATAATCTCCAGAGCTGCTGTAAGAGCTGCTACGCAACTTGTATCCAATGCAGATTTAGTTAAGTTACTTCAGCTTGAGGAAACACAAGCTAGAGCTAACGCTTTTGAATATGAGACAGAACAAGGGGATCACAATTTTATGGGCTGGCCGCCTGAGACTGGCTACAACCCTTATCAACCTTACAAAGCACTTATTAGATAATGGCAGCTAACAACATCCTAAAAATTGAAACCGTCCGTGGAGTCCCTAAATATTTATACAACTTAGATAAAGAAAGGTACAAGGAAAAATACAACCAAATCCTAAAGATAAAAAAAGCTCTTAAAAAAGACAAGAAAAAAAAGAGGAACGCATAATGGCAAACGTTACACAAACTATTCCAAATTTTACAGCAGGCATATCACAACAGCCTGATGAATACAAAATTCCCGGTCAGGTTAAAGACATGGTTAATGCTTTACCTGATGTAACTCAAGGATTAATAAAGAGACCGGCTGGAAAGTTTGTAACGTCATTAAGTGATGGGACAAAAAATTCTTCAGCAAATGGGAAATGGTTTCATTACTATCGTGATGAGAATGAACAATATATAGGACAAGTTCACAGAGACGGAACCGTAAGAATGTGGGCATGCGTAGAAGTGAGAGGACCTAATGGTGGTCTCATTCATAATGCAGGAGCTGAAGTAAATGTAGTTGATGCAACTACAGGAAGTGGTACTGGCAAGTACTTATATCACACAAGTGATGAAGACATACAGACACTAACTCTTAATGACTTCACTTATCTCAACAACAGAACTAAAACTGTTGCTATGGATTCTTTATTAGAACCAGCAGGAAATTTTTTAAAAGAAGTATTTATAGAATTAAAAACTATTTCTTATGCTAAACAATACTCTGTAAATATCTTTGACCAAGATGGCACCTCACCTAGTCACTTCACTACGTCTACTACAGCTACACGAATTAATGTAGAGAGAGTTAGATCAAGTAATAACTACTGCGACAGCAGTGGGTTTATGGTTGATCATGCAACCAGAGGTGGTGCTGGTCACAGATGTGATGACAGTGCTGGCGATGGAAGAGATGCTTATGCTCCTAACGTAGCCACTCGTATATTCTCAGTTGATAGTAATAAGACTTTAGTTGATGGTTCAGCTACAGGTGGTATCAAATCTGATGCAAGTACAACTAACCAAGATTATTCATATGCCGTTAGGACATATGCTCAAGGCGGTTCAGGTAGTGGATCTGATTATGTAGGTGGTAGAACAAATCTTTATTTTCGTATAGCTACAACTGGTCAGTCAGTACCTTACACAACTGGCTCTGGAGAAAGTCAACAAACTACATATCAAGCTAGATATACAACCACATATGATTTGCTTCATGGTGGAGAAGGTTGGTTACAAGGTGATTTCTTCTATGTATGGATGAAAGATGCTTTCTATAAAGTAACTGTAGAAGAAATTAGTACATCTAAAGTACAGGCAAACCTTGCTTTAGTAAGACCACAACCAACCCCATTTGATAATGAAACTACAATTACGGCTGAAAGTATCCTTGGTGATATTAGAGCTGCAATAGTAGCTGGTGGACAGATAGCTGATACAGATATAACGACTATTGGTAATGGATTACATATAAAACGTACCTCTGCTTTTAACGCTTCTACTGGTGTAGGAGAACTATTGAATGTAGTAGCTGGCACAGTTAATGACATAGGAGACTTACCTTCACAATGTAAAGATGGAATGGTAGTTGAAGTAGTTAATAGTGTTGCAGATGAAGATAACCATTATGTTGTTTTTAAAGGAAACAACCAGAGAGACGGTGAAGGTACTTGGCAAGAGTGTGCAAAACCCGGGAGAAAGATAAGGTTTGCAAGAAACACTATGCCAGTAGCTCTTATAAGAACTGCTGATGGTAACTTTAGATTAACTGAATTAGATAACTCTACTTACACAATAAGTGGTGATACTTATGAAGTCCCTTACTGGGATGATGCTTTAGTTGGTGATGAGACTACTAATGGTGAACCTTCTTTTGTAGGTAGGACCATTAATAAAATGACCTTCTTTAGAAATAGATTTGTATTTCTAGCAGAAGAACATATTATATTATCTCGCCCCGGAGACTTTACTAATTTCTGGAATAAGTCAGCTATTCAGTTTATATCCAGTGACCCTATAGATATATCAACTAGCTCAGAATATCCAGCAGATATATACGACGCTATACAAGTTAACCAAGGTTTGATTCTATTTACTAAAAATCAACAGTTCATGCTCACTACAGATAGTGATACATTCAGCCCTACTACAGCTAAAATTAATGCTCTTTCTTCTTATAACTTTAACTTTGCAACTAACCCTGTCTCTATGGGTACTACAATCGGCTTCTTAGATAATGCCGGTAAATACTCTCGATTTTATGAGATGGCTAATGTTGTACGTGAAGGTGCTCCAAACGTTATAGAACAAAGCAAAGTTGTTTCTAAATTATTTGAAAATGATTTAAAACTAATATCTAATTCCAGAGAAAACGACGTTATATTTTTCAGTGAAGAAGATACTCCCACTCTCTATGGCTATAGATATTTTGACAATATAAGAGAAAGAAAAATGGCTGCGTGGTTTAAATGGACTCTTACAGGGAACATTCAATATCACTGTATGCAAGATGATTCTTTATATGTAGTTGTTAGAAATAATAGTAAAGATCAATTACTTAAGTATTCAATCAGAACAGATGTTAATACTGCTCAGCTTGTAGGAGATAGGATTCATTTAGATCATATAATGACTACTTCTGGATGGACATATAATTCATCTACAGGTAAATCTACAAAAGCTAAACCAACAGGTTTGGAATCAGATAATCAATTAGCAGCTTATGACGTGGATGACACAGTTACTCCTGCTGTAACTATAGGTAACTATGGAAAGATAACTGTAGATAAAACTACAACACCACATACGTTATCTATTGATGGAGATTGGTCAGGACAAAGTTTTTATATTGGTTATTTATATGAAATGTCAGTGGTCATACCAACTATATATTTCAAACAACAGAATGGCGAAACATGGACATCCGACACCAGATCTAACACTATCCTTCACAGAGTAAAGATAGGCTTTGGACCAGTAGGAGTGTATGAAACAACATTAACTAGAAAAGGTAGGTCTGATTATACAGAGCTATTTGAGGTGACACCAGCTAACCATTATCTAGCTAACTCTGCTGGGATATTTGATGATGAAATATTGAGAACAGTACCAATATATGACCGCAATACAAATGCTCAATTAACTATTAAATCTACTCACCCATCTCCTGCCACATTACACAACCTTACGTGGGAAGGAGTTTACAACAATAACTTTTACGAGCGTGTCTAAATACATTCACCCAGCAACATTGGAAGCTGCCCTTGAGGTGGCTTCTAATTTATTACCAGATGACAGAAGAGAGGTTACTGAAGGTCATGGACATGACCCTGAAAATGCACTTGTCGTAGGTTATCAAAACTGCGATTCAGTGTACTTTAAGGTACCTAATGGAAAGTTAGCAGGCATGGCAGGAGTCCATAATAATGGACAAATTTGGATGCTATGTACAGATGCTATACATGAATATCCTCATACCTTTGCTAAAGAAGCATTGAGGTATGTGAACTCAAGAACAGAGAAATTACTTTGGAACATTGTTGACGAAAGAAACAAAGTCCATATCAAATTACTTAGGTTTTTAGGTTTTAAATTTCTTAGGAGATTTTCCTACGGACCAAACAATTTATCCTTTATAGAATTTTGCCGTGTGTGCACCAACAGCGATAGGCGGAGTCATAGGCGCGTTCGGAGACGCTCAAGCAGCATCAACCCGAAATAAAAAAGCCAGACAAGCTTACCAACATAAGATGAAAATTCGCGAAGCTAAAGCTATGCGACAAGACGTCTTATATAAAAATAAAAAAGTTGCATTTACTGAGAATGTAAGACGATCAAAACTCGCTGCCGCTAGAGCTTACACTCGTTCTCAGATAAATCTAAATAATAAAGTCAGCGATGTAATGCTTGCTAATCAAGAAAAGATGCAAGGTCTTTTTGAAGCTAATGCTGATGTTGCTAGTAAGGCAGCGTCAAGAGGTGTTACTGGAAAAAGTTTAGCCAGAATGATGACAATCAATAAAGCTAAACTAGGAATTAGCCAAGCTCAAGCTTCTAGAAGTTTAGTACTTGCCTCTTATAGATTGAAGCAAGATAACTATACAACTAGCCTTAAATTAAAAGACACTCTTAATAAAGAGTTCTCGAAAGTAGTATTAAATCCACAACGAGATATTCCAGAACCCCCACCAGTACTAGAAAATCCCGGATCTATATTTATGCTAGGAGCTGCTTCAGCAATAGCTTCAGGTATAGGAGAGGGAGAGTTTAAATCACCAGACTATGGAGCTAA